TAGATTTGAACTATCTATACCTATTATGGGTAAGGTAGTTAAAATAGTCAAGGGTGGCCTAATTGTTGATATTGGAGTTAAGGCCTTTTTGCCTGGTTCTCTAATTGATGTAAGTAGGGTTACAGACTTTGAATCATATATTGGTCATGATGCTGAATTCCTAATTCACTCAATTGATAGAGCAAAAGGAAGTATCGTTCTTAATCGCCGCTCACTTATTGAGCAAATGCAAAAGGAAGATAAGCAAATTGAATTTGCCAAATTAGCCATAGGCCAAACACATAAGGCTAAAGTTTCAGGAATAACTGACTATGGTGTATTTGTTGAAATGGGAATGCTTGCAGGTCTTGTTCATAAGTCCAAGATGGGCGAATCATTACCTGAGTCCTATGCTATGGACCAGGAAGTAGAAGTTGAAATTATAGATATTGACTTTGAAAAGAACAGGCTTTCGTTAGTATTTAGAGGTTAAGATGACTTGGCCTCCAACATTTTTATCGCCTGTTTCAGAAACTGAGTTATCTAACTCTCGTGGTCATGAAGTCATAGATTTTATTGAGACTCTCTGTCATTTAACTGAAGACTCTATCGCTGGTAAGACTGGTGAGAAGTTTATTCTTAGGCCCTGGCAAAAAGACATGCTCGTTCATCTTTATGCTGAGAGAGAAGATGGGATGCTAAAGCATCGTCGTGCTTTGATTGGCGTTCCACGCAAGAACGGAAAGTCAGCACTGATTGCTTCTCTTGTTTTAGAGCAAATTGTTTTAGGTGTTAACGGAGGCCAGATCTATTCTGCAGCAGCAGATAAAGAACAGGCTCGTATCATTTTCAAAACGGTAAAGAAGATGATTGAACTTGAACCAGAGTTAAAAGACATGTTAGAAGTTTATCAGAATACTATATATAACCCTATGACAGGTTCTGTATATAGAGCATTATCATCTGAATCCTTTACAAAAGAAGGTTTAAACTCTACTTTTATTGTTATAGATGAGTTACATGCACAGCAAAATAGAGAACTTTACGATGTTTTATCACTATCTATGGGTGCAAGATTAGAGCCAATGTTGGTTGCAATCACCACAGCAGGTACTAAATATGACTCTGCAGGTAAGGATTCTATTTGTTTTCAGATGTATAACAGAGGAATTCAGATAGCAAAAGGAGAGATTGAAGACCCTTCTTTCTTCTTTGCCTGGTATCAGGGTGATGAAAAACTCAATTACAAGGATCCTGAGAACTGGTATTTAGCAAATCCTTCAATGGGCGATATCGTTTCTGAAGAGGATATGCTTTCAGCGTCATTGCTTACACCTGAATCAGAATTTAAAACTAAGAGATTAAATATCTGGACCTCTACAGGTCAATCTTGGATTCCGTCAGATGCTTGGGATGCACTGCTACTTAAGGATAGAGAAATCATTCCTGGAGAAGATGTTATCTTGGCCTTTGATGGTGCTTTTACAAACGACTCTACTGCTATAATTGCCTGGTACTTAGGTGGAGAAAAGCCACACTTAAAGATAGTAGGCTTGTGGGAACTACCAGAAGTAGACCCAGATCCACTTTGGTCAGTGCCAATTGCAGAGGTTGAAAAGACTATTATTGATACTTATAGAGATCCAAATATAAGTGTCAGAGAAGTTACCTTTGATCCTGCTCGTTGGTCAAGAACATTTATGTTACTTGATGAGGAAGGTATGCCAGTAGTTTCTTATCCAAACTCAGCAGAGCGTATGGTTCCCGCAACACAGAAATTTTACGAGGCAATTATGAATCAATCATTTACTCATGATGGTGATGAAAGACTTGCCAGACATATATCAAACACAGTTACCAAGACTTCTTCAAGAGGTCTGATGGTAGCAAAGGCTACAAATAAGCGTAAGATTGACGCTGCTGTAGCAGCAATATTTGGCTATGATCGTGCAACAGCACCAAAGCCACCTAAACAACCTGTCGCAAGGTTTCATTCAATATAGGAGCATAATGAAAAAACTAAAAATAGACTGGTCAGTAATAACAGAGGTTACTGGCGTAGGTCTTGCAACATATGGACTTTTCCTAATCTTTCCACCAGTTAGTTTTATAGCATTAGGCTTATTTTTAGTTTATATTACGGAAAAGGAGTAATTGTGGCAATCGCAGGTATTTATAACTTTACTCTTGACCAAGGTTCTACATGGACTTTACAAATAGTCTATAAGGATTCAAACGGGAACCCAGTTAACTTGACTGGCTATACATCAGAGATGCAGATTCGTCGTAAGTTTGATTCTGATACTCCTGTACTTACTCTTTCTACTTCAAATGGTGGAATCACAATCGTTCCTCTTACAGGAACATTAAATTTAATAGCAACAGACGAGCAGGCAGCAATTGATCCAGGATTCTATGTCTATGATTTAGAACTAAGTATTGGTGGAGTCAGAACTCGTTTAATTCAAGGGCAAGTCACAGTTAGCGGAGAGGTTACAAGATAATGACTTCAATATCAAATCAAGTAGTAGTCAATGAAACAAACAATGTTGTAACCGTATCTGCACCAGGACCAGCAGGAGCACCTGGAATCACAGGAGCCACTGGCCCTACAGGAGCAACAGGAGTTACAGGAGCAACTGGTCCAACAGGAGCAGGAGTAACTGGTGCAACTGGTCCCACAGGAGCAACTGGAGTTCAAGGATTAACTGGACCATCAGGTTCTACTGGACCAGCAGGAGTTACGGGAGCAACAGGCGTTACAGGAGATGTTGGTCCTACAGGAGTTACAGGAAGTACAGGACCCGTTGGAGTAACTGGCGTAACTGGCCCTATTGGTGCGACAGGAGCATCTGGCTCAACAGGCTCACAAGGAGTTACTGGAGATGTAGGTCCTACTGGCGTAACAGGCCCAGTTGGAGCCACAGGTGCTACAGGTGCTCAAGGAGTTACAGGCGATGTTGGTCCTACAGGAGTTACAGGACCAGTTGGAAGCACTGGAGCAACAGGTAGCACTGGTGCGACTGGAGCGACGGGACCTACAGGAGCCACAGGAGCAGACGGTGGATCATCTAACTTTTATGACTATAAAGCAAATACAAATTCTACATCAGGTGATCCTGGTAATACATATCTTCTTTGGAACAATGCAACACAAACATCTGCAACACAATTAAATGTGAGCCACATTGACAAAGATGGTTTTGATATTGATATCTTCTTGGCTTTGATCAAAGACAACGATACTTTAATTATTCAAGACTCTTCATTATCTAACAACTTTCAAAAGTGGGAAGTAAATGGAACGCCAACATTGCAAACAGGTTATGTTGAGATTCCAGTAACACTTGTAACATCAGGTGGAACAGGAACAACTAACTTTGGTAATAACTTAAATATTTTATTCGTAGTCTTTAGTGCAGGTATTGTTGGACCTACGGGAGCGACAGGCCCAGCAGGTGCCACAGGAAGTACAGGAGCCACAGGAAGTACAGGTGCCACAGGAAGTACTGGAGCAACAGGTGCCGTTGGCGTAACTGGTGCTACTGGACCACAAGGCGTTACTGGAGACATTGGTGTTTCTGGTGCTACTGGTCCTATTGGTGCAACTGGTGTTACAGGGCCTCAAGGAGTAACTGGTGATATTGGACCAACTGGTGCAACTGGTGTTGGAGTTACGGGTGCTACTGGCCCAACTGGTCCTACAGGAGATGTTGGCCCTACGGGTGCAACAGGTCCTACAGGAGTAGGCACCACTGGTGCCACAGGTGCCACAGGTGCTACAGGAGCGACAGGTGCAACTGGTGCTGGTGATTTAACTGCGGGACCAATAAGATCCACAGCAGGTACATCAAGTATCTTTGCACAAACTGGAACGGGATCAACAATAGTAGTAGATACAAGTCCTACTATACAGAGTGGTCTTACAGTAAATGCTGGTAATTTAACAGTACAAGGTACAAATGTTTATGCAGATATTAATGATGTAAGAATTAGCCAAGGTGCAACAGAAGCATTAAGCAATATTGCAATTGGAAACTCTAATACACTTAGCGCTACAACCACAGGCAATCAAAATGTGGCTATTGGTGTTAATGCATTACAAAATGCTACAACTGCTAATAACAATGTTGCAATTGGTGTTAATGCTCTTCAAGATACTACAACTGGTGGTGGAGACAATACAGCAATTGGCCCATTTGCACTTGAAAATAATACTACAGGTTCTGGAAATGTTGCAATTAGTAATGCACTTGGAAGCAATACAACTGGATCTAACAATATTGGCATTGGCCCAGAGGCCTTAGTAACTAACATCACAGGACAACAAAATGTTGGAATAGGATATAGGGCTCTTAGATATGCTACTGTATCAGATCAAATTGCTATTGGAGCATATTCACTTGGATCAAGCACAACTGGTACTTCAAATGTTGCTATTGGTTCAAATACACTATTTAATAATACAACAGGTGGAGACAATACAGCAATTGGAAAAAATGCACTTATAGCCAATACAACAGGTAACGGAAATACTGTAATTGGTGGTTTTGCCATGCAAGCCAATACTACTGGTACTAACAATGTTGCTATTGGAAATAACACCTTAGAAGACAATGTTTCAGGTGGAGCAAATATTGCTATTGGTTATGAAGCACTTAATTCTAACCTTGAGAATGGAAATATTGCCATAGGTCAAGGTGCTGGAGCAGCAAATACTACAGGTATAAGACTTCTTGCAGTTGGAAACAATGCTTTAAATTTAAATACAACAGGAAGTCAAAATACTGCCATTGGTGGTCAAGCACTTGAGGCAAATACAACAGGTGCTAGCAATACTGCAA